CCCGCACCAAATGCGTTTTGTCCCGTTGCGACGGTTACTGTAAAAGTTATAGTCGCCATGCGATTTTAATTTCCTGCTGTTAAACCTGGTGCAGAATATCTATCTGTCAATAATGTATAAGCAGCAATATTAGTTTTTGTTTTGCAATAAATTCCTTGTGGGAAAACAATTCCATCTTCTGGAAAAGAAATATTAACAACATCTCCATTTGGAACATCTCCATAAAATAATGTTGTTCCAGAATTAGAAGTTGTAGTTAATTCTAATGCACCAGCACCAATACCATCAGATGCAATAATAATTCCTCTTAGACGAATAGGTCTAGTTATAATCGCTGTTGCACCAGCTGCTGCGGTTGATCTAGTTGCTTGTATATCGGTTTTGTAACTCATTTTTTTCTCCTATGATTTAAGGAGCTCCGAAGAGCTCCTTAAAATTAATTTATTATAGAGCTGTTAAAGTAGCTGCTTGACTATAAGTTACAACTATTCTTGCTTTACCTGCAGTAGCAGAGTTAGCAGTAGTTATTCCATATAATTCAACATCAGAAGTACCAATAGTTCTCCATGCGTCAGCTGCTGCTGGTAACATAGATGCTCCAGTTGCAGTTGCAGATACGTTAGTAGCTGCCGCTAAGTTTGTAGCACTTGATGAACTCTTACCAACTGCAATTGTAGTTGTGTTAGAAGCAGTAAATAAAGATTCTACTTGAATTGACACACTAATAATTTGACTGTTTGCTGGAATTATAATTCCTAATGCAGTAGCAGTTGTAGTTGCGTGTGTTAATGCAACAGTTGATGATTGAGTTAATACAGCGGCTCCAACGTTTTTAACGTTTGTTCCAAGCGTAGTTCCTGTTGTATTAAAAATGTTTCCGGCTCTTATTGGACCCGAAAAAGTTGTGTTTGCCATAGTTATGTTCTCCTAGTTTTTCCAATGTAGTCTCTAGGCCGTCGACTATACTGCGTCTACATTAGAAGTTAGTGTATAGTAAGATAAATATAGCTTATTTTTTGAAAGAGCGCAAGATATCCTTGCATGAATTTCTTAATTTCAATGATATAGCTTTTTTATTAAGTAGCTATTGAAACTTCTGGGGCAGCATTTAAAATAGCAACTTCTCTATTTGCTATTTTGCTCTCTTCAAGCTTGATCTCTAAGATAGTTTCTCTGATTTTACTATCTATTTGGACCATGTCCAGAGTATACTTGCCATTATCAAGATACTCTTGCTCCCACTTCAACTCCAAGATCCTTTTCTGTCTGTATAGGTCTTGTATCATCTATAACCTCCTCAAAAGTTATACGGTTAACTCGGCTGGTATGTGACCTACCGAGATTTTCCCATTTTATACTTTTTTCTCCTATTTTGTCAAGTATAGCATTTTCAACAGACTCAGCGCTATCCTCAGCTAAAACATTAAATTTAGCATGGTGACCATAGGCCCAAATATGTATGAGAAAATTTTTCATGATTGAGTTTAGTTTAGCACAAAAAAAGGGAGGTCAAGAGACCTCCCTTTTTAATAAAATAATCTTTAACGATTATGTCGCGTCTGATCCGAAAATACCTCTAGGGTCAGAGAATCCGAATACGTATCTCTCTCTAGCTTTGTATCTTACGTTACCAGTGTCGAAGTCACCTTCCATAGTAGTTTTGATAGGTGATCTCATGAAATGTTTAAGACCATTTGGTACATCTGTCTTAATGAACCATTTTTTGCTAGAAGTTAAGAAGTGATTCACAGTATAACCTTGAGGAATCATTCCCATATTTCTAATAGCATTGATGTCATTATCAGCTGTAGCCGTTCTACCTTGAGACGCCATTAGTCTGTCAGCAGTAAATTGTAGAGCAGAAGGGATAATTAATTTCATTCCTCTTGCTGCAATTTTTAGGCCTCTTTCATCTGTAAACGCCGCGATATCAATTAGAGCTTGCTCTAAAGATGTCTCGTTCAAGTCTGACGGAGTAGTTAACTCATTTGAGAAACTTCCGGCAAGAGTTGGGTGATCTGTAGCACAAAGTGCTTTTCCATCGCCACCAGCGTAAGTTGAACTAAATGCATTATTTAGAACCGCTGCTCCTTTAACTTGCTTAGTGTTTGCCATAGATCTTGCTAAAGCTTTTGTATATCTAGACGCTAGTCTGTCATACAAGTTGTCTTCAATAGCTTCTTCTGTGATTGCAAACGCTAACGCGATTGTTTCGTTTGTGTAACGAGCCGTGAAAGTTTCTTGTGCATCATCAAATGTTACACCTTGACCTTCTGGCTTAACAGCTGCGTTTCCGAATCCTGATAACATAACTTCTTCTTCAAAAGCTCTGTCTGAAGTTTCAGTATCGAAAATTTCTGCTGCTTCGTTTACGTATTGTTTGTACTCAAGTCCGAATAGTGCATTCAAACCTGGCTCTAGTTCTTTAACTAGTTGTGCTCGTGATATAGCCATATTTATTTATCTCCTATTCGCTATTAGTTATACAAAGCTGATGATTTACCGATTGTAACGATAACATTTGCGCCCGCTGCTAATAAATCATTATTTTCAGGGTCGTTTGCTGATCGTACTACTGTAAACATAGCTGTTGTAGCTGCAGATCCAACATCTAAAGTTGTGATCGATTGACCATCTTTATTTGAGGATGCAGTGTAGTTGTTTGTGTTCATTTGATTAGCCGCACCAAATTTTGCTTGAGCACTTGCTACATCCGTTCCGAATGCTGCATCTGCTTTTATAACATATTGTTGGTTTGGGTTATCAATTACAAAGGCTGTAATAGAATTAGAGCCTGTGTTGTAATTAACGCTAGTAGTAGTGCTTGCAACTACTGAATTAGCGAAAGTTGGTTTACCTGTGGAATCAATATAAAAGAAACCATTGAATACACCTATTAAAAGTGCATCAGTAGAATTGCTATAAGAAGTTCCACCTGCTCCACCATCATCAGTTGTAGTAAAAGATGCATCCTGTACAAATCCTTGATTTCCACCTGAATCTTGGAATGATACTGGATCTCCTTTAAAAGAACCAACGCCTGGTGCTGTTTGGATTAAGTATTCAGATTGTCCTGAAGTCGCTGGAGTATTTCCAACGTTCATTACAGCTCGAAGACCAAAACCAGTTGTGCTTGCGTTTGCCATATTTTTTGTCCTTGTTATTGTTTAGTTTAATTCGTTGGTTTAGGAATTACTAAATAATTAGTTCTTCTTTGTACCACCGAAGGTTACACGAGTCTGCCTTTCATTATTGATCGGCATACTTGGATGCTGTTCCTTCATGAGATCGTTATTAATTGCTTCTTCTTTATCAGCAGTTTGTTTTGCATAGTATGCATCAATCTGTTGAGCAATCTCTTCTGGTATCCTAGCCAGCAATAGGCCTCCTACTCCGATGACTCCTGCGTATCTGCCTTCAGTCTCAACTGGATAATTAGATTCTGGATATTCATCAGCTCTAACTAATTCATATCCTTCTCTCAATGAAGCAGCTACGTTTTTCGTATCTTGAAAACCCATAGATTCTGCTCTTATCCACTGATGACGAAAACCTGTTGGTGCAGGTGGTGCATCTAGTGATGAGGGTGGAGTCCAAGTTTTTTTCTTTGCAGAATTATCTCTTGATTGACTCGCACGTGAAGTTTTGTTTTTATCTTTTTCCATATGCCTATACTCCTTCCGTGATGTTTAATTGTTTCGCATATTCTTCTAGTGGCACGCCTAATCTTTTAGCAATTGCTACCTGTGACGGCGAGAGCTTCACAGTTTTTTTGCGTCCTGTTGGGGCCGAACGTTTAGCCGAAGCTACATTTTGAGCAGGTTTTGCTCTTTCTGTAGTATTACCCTCTATCTTATCAAATTTATGGGGGAATTCAAGTCTTATTCTTTTATCAATTTCCGCATAATATTCATCAGATTGAGGATCATATCCTTCTTGTTCTACAAGCTTTTTATGTATATCAAAAGAAGTATAAGTCATAGCAGTATCACTACCAAACCATGTATTTTTAGCTGCCCAAGCCTCTGCTTTTGTATCTGTAGGGATATCTCTAGGTACATTGTTATAACCTTGTTGATAGTTATTTACAACTTCAGTTCTTTGAGGATTGATTTTAACTTGTTTTTGAGCAGTTTCTTCTAATTGATGTTTAAGAACACCTAAACGAGCTGCGTCAGAAGTTAAAAAAGCAATTTGTTCTTGAGCGGATACTTGTGCATCTACATCTCCAGATTCAATAGCATTTTTAAGTGATTTTCTTGCCGCTTCCATATTGGTAACGACTCTTTTTTCAAATTCAGAAACGTAAGATTTATCTAAATTAGAAAATCTTTTTTCCATTTCTTCTTTGTCTCTTTTAGCTGCAAGAGCAAAAGCAACTGCTTCTTCTTTTTGTCTTTCCGCTTCTCTCATTTTACGAGTTAGTTTGGAAATACGTTTTTGAACTCCTTCGCTGTATTCAGCTAGTTCGTCTTTATCTTCT